GACCTATATGTTGGCGACTATTGGACTATCGGTGGAATTAATTACAGAATAGCTTGTTTCAATTATTACCACAATACAGGCGATACAGCGCTTACCGCTAATCACGCTGTAATAGTGCCAGACACAGTACTGTATAATCATGTGATGAATGACACTAACATTACAACAGGTGCTTATGTTGGCAGCAAAATGTATGTATCTGGGTTAAATAGTGCAAAAACCACCATAAATAACGCCTTTAGCGGTCATGTGGTAAGTCATAGAAACTATTTACATAATGCGGTAACCAGTGGGTATACAAGTGGTGGATCGTGGTATGACTCAACGGTAGAACTGATGACTGAAGCTAATGTATATGGCACTAAGCATTATGGCAACGCAACGCAAGGGACTAGCTTGGCGAATAATGTATATGTGGATAAATCGCAATTCCCACTATTTGCATCAAACCCACAATCCGTGAATACGAGGCAATCCTATTGGTTGAGAGATGTTTCATCATCGGCGACCTTTGCCGGTGTCACCGGCGGCGGTCGTGCCGCCTACGCCAGCAGCGCTTCTGCCTCTATTGGCGTGCGTCCCGCTTTCTGTATATCTTAAATTGAACCCCTTTACGGGGTGAAAATAATTAAAACATTTTACAAAAGGAGAAATTAAGTGTCAGTCGTAAAACGAAAAAGAAAAGAATCTCAATTTGAGGTGTTTCATCATTTTTATAAAGTCAGAAAAGAGATAACAGACTTGCTTTTGAGAGATTTTGGCTACAGTAGTAAGAAGTCAGAAGAATATTTAGCAAAAACATTTGGGAAACGACCATATCATGAATTAAACGATGCGGAAAAGAAGCATTACGATGATAGGAAGGAAAAGACAAACTCGTTTGAAGAATGGTTTATCATAGACCAGAGAGATTCAGTTATGGACTGTCTTAGAAGTGTTCAGGAACACATTTTTGTAGCCAACAGCATTTATCCTCACTATAAAGAAGAATTGATTGAAAGGCGAATACATCAGGATAGGGCGATAGGTCAATGCAACAGATTACTACAAGAGCTTCAATATGCAATTGAAACGCTACCAGTTGATATTGATAAGTACTTACGTTTTTCAGATGGAATAGAAAAAGAGATATCTTTGATAAAAGGATGGAGAAAGTCTGACAACAAGTTTGCTAAAAATTTTAACAACTAATCCATGGGGTATTTTCTAATATCATCGACGAACTTTGCCAATGTCAACAACAACGGTAATGCCAACAACAACAACGCTTCTACCTCTATTGGCGTGCGTCCCGATTTCAATTTTGCAATTAAAAAGGCATTTGACCGATTTGCATTAAAGAAAGGAGAAAATATCCTTCCGTATGGTAAATACTAAACATGACGCTACTTCTTACGAGAATTGTAGCTGTGAGCATGAAACATTTAATTCTAATAATCTTTATAAAGCTTATAAAAAGACCAAGAAGAATAGTGATTGGAAAGCCTCTGTTCAAAAATATGAAATGAGGTTTTTGCCAGAAATATCAGAAACTTATAAATCTATAAAGAATCGAACGTTTGAATTGTCTGATGGTTCAGAATTTATATTAAAAGAAAGAGGGAAAACAAGATTAATAACAGGAGAGCACATAAGAGACAGGGTGGTTAAAAGTTGTCTATGCACAGAAGAGTTGATTCCTGTAATAAAAAAATACCTTATACATGATAACGGAGCAAGTTTAGAAGGTAAGGGTATTGGCTTTACAAGGGATAGGTTTGAAAGACATTTAAGACGATTTTACTCTAAGCACGGTAGCAACGATGGATATATATTGTTAATAGATTTCAGCAAATACTTTGACAATATAAGACACGATTATTTTCTAAAAATATTTGAAGAAATAGGAATTAAAAATGACGCTTTATGGGTTCTTGAAAAAGCTATTGAAAAGTCTCGGGTAGATGTTTCCTATATGAGTGACGAACAATATTCCGTATGCATGCAAGAATTATTTAACTCTTTAGAATATCAAAATATAGATAAAGCGTTATGTGTTGGCGGCAAAATAATGGACAAGCATCTTAATATAGGCGACCAAGTAGCTCAGGTTGCTGGCATAGCTTATCCTAAAGACTTAGACAACTATATAAAAATTGTTAAGGGCGTAAAGCTATACGGCAGGTACATGGACGACAGTTATGTAATTCACCAAGATAAAAATTATTTAGAATCACTGCTAAAAGAAATAGTCGAGGAATCTACAAAAATAGGAATCACAATAAACGCTAAAAAGACAAGAATTTGCAAATTATCAAGTTGTTGGAGATTTTTGCAAATACAATATTCGCTAACAGAAACAGGTCGAATTATAAAGAAAATAAATCCCAAAAGACTAACAGCAATGCGGAGAAAAATGAAAAAGCTTGCACCTGTTTTATACAAAAAAGATTTTGAGCGTTTATTTACATCGTGGTTCAACAATCACTACAAACTAATGAGCAGACAGCAACGAACAAATATGAATAATTTATATAACGAATTAAAGGGGGTCAATCAATGTACCACATAAAATTGGCAGACGGAACAATTATAGAAAACCTTGAATTAAACGGAAACAATTATATTGCCAGACAAGTTATTGAAGATTCAATTTTTGAAAATAACTTGTCCTTGGTAGAAATATCAGACGGAGAAAAAATAGAAACATATCAAGACATGAAACTGCTGTCCAATATTATTCGTGACGGAAAATCATGGATAGTATTGGGGCAAAAAACGCAAGAAGAAATTGAGAATGAACAGTTAAACCAATTGTTGGCAGATTTAACAGAAATAGTTTTGTTGTCAGGAGGGGATGCTAAATGAGCGATGCTGAAATTAGGTTGTATAAATTTTTAGTGAAAATGAAGCGTATTACAAAAGAGGAATACAAATCTATCACAGGAATTGATTATTCAGACTGAACCAAATTAAGATTAGAACCATAGGAGGTTTTCATATGTCGATTACATCAATTAAAAACTCAATTCTACTATTCTTATCAGCAGTAGGCGGTATCGCCTCAGTATATTTCGGGGGGTGGGATTCGCTTATGCAAGCACTTGCTTTTGTCATGGCAGCAGACATTTTAACTGGACTTGCTATCGCTTGTGCTTGGAAAAAGTCGAAGAAAACCGAAACCGGAACAGTATCAAGCAAAGCCATGTTGCAAGGGCTTCTCCGTAAAGGTGGAATGCTTATTGTGATTATGGTAGCGGTCAAACTTGACGAATCAATGGGCATGGGTGGCGCTCTGAGGACGGGCACGATAGTATTCTTCACAGGCAACGAAGGCATTTCACTCATTGAAAACGCCGGTATGATGGGGCTGCCTATTCCAAAGAAAATGAAGTCAATATTTGAGCAGTTAAGGGAGGAAAAAGATGATTAAGATTTGTTTTGACGGTGGTCATGGTCTGAACGCCAACAAGGGCGTAAACGGTTATTACGAGGGTAATCGAATGTTTGTTCTCATGAACATGTGCGCTGAGGAACTCGGAAAGTACCAAGGCGTAGAGATTAAGACTACAAGAAAATCAGTACAAGACGATCCGTCGCTTTCTGCACGTGGTAAGATGGCGGCAGGTTTTGACTTGTTCTTGTCACTTCATTCTAACGCAATCGGTCTATCTGGTTCATCTGCTACACGTGGCTCAGAGATTTACGATTCTGTTACAAAACCCAACAGATCACTTGCGCAGAAACTTGTCAACGCTTCCGCTTCTCTGATGGCTACACCTAACAGGGGCGTAATGACACGCAGAGGATTAAACGGAGATTACTACGGTGTAATGAGAAACGCTATAAAGGCAGGCTGTAAATCTGCAATGCTTATTGAAAACGGTTTTCACACCAACGCAGTAGATGCCGCTTGGCTATCAAAAGATTCAAACCTTAGGAAACTTGCTAAAGCTTTTGCTCAAGAAATAGCAGCTCATTACGATCTGTTTATTGAACCTGACGAACCGGCAATATCCGCAGGTGAATACTACTCTATCGTAAACGGTGATACGTTCTGGGGCATCGCTGGCAAGGTCTATGGGGACAACATGAGATACAAAGAACTGATGGCTCTTAATCCGTCTGTTAATCCTGATAACTTGCAAGTTGGCGAGCGTATCAAAATAAGCGAGGGCACTTCACCTGTACCGCCACAGCCCAACACAGGCAATGTTCCGTATATGGTAAAGGTCACAGCAACAGCGCTAAACATACGAGCAGGCGCAGGAACTAACTACAAGATTACAGGCGTGATTAGAGACAAAGGCTCATATACAATTGTCGATAAAAAGGGCAATTGGGGTAAGCTGAAATCTGGCGCAGGGTGGATTTACCTATCCTACACAAAAGAAATAAAATCTCAATAACAACGGTCTGAGAGGGGTAAAACCCTCTCTTTTTTTGTTTTGCCTATTGCAAATAGCAATAACGTATGATAGAATGTAATAGAAAGGTAGGTGATAACATGAACTTCAAGTACAACCAGACGGAGCTTGGCGAAATCTTAGGTCTAAAACAGTGCAGTATTTCTCAGAAGATCAAGAAATGCAATTGGAAACTAACAGAAATAGCGCTCTTAATGCAGGCAGGAGCAATCGAAGAAAGCGAGGTCATGGAATGGCTCAGAACGTACAAGAAACACTGATGGCGTTTGTCTACATAGCAGGAATGGCAGGAATGTTCTTTTTTGCGTGGTCGGCGCTGATGTGCATTGTAAAAGCAATTGAAACAGCAATGGGGGTAAAATTTGATGAACTTATATGAAATAGATGGGCGTATTGCCGGTATTCTCGAGTCAAGCGACGACGGAGAAATAACCGAACAGCAAATGCAAGAGTTGTTGAAACTGCAAGAAGATGAGGCGTTCAAAGCGGAAAACACCGCAAAATACTTAAAAAACCTAATGGCAGAATCGGCAGCAATCAAAGCAGAAATAGACGCACTAACTGCAAGGAGAAAAGTCAAAGAAAACGCAGTCTCTAACGTTAAGAAATACCTGCTAAACTTCCTTAAGATGAAAAATGTCAAGAAGTACGAAACAGCAACGTTCACCATCAGGCTACACCCGTCAGACAAATTTGTAATAGACGACGAAGAAGTTTTGACAAGGTTTGCAAAATCTAACGACCTGATTAAAGTAGAAGAAACGCTCATGGTTGCCGAACTAAAAGCAAAAGCAAAAACCGAACCAGTGCCCGGCGGTCACATTGAAAAGAACGAAAGTTTAGTAATTAAGTAAGGAGAAAGCCATGTATTCATTAGCAGAGAAAATCTTCCTCATTCAAGCACAATCGCCATACATGAAAAAGGACGCAAAAGCATACAACTTTAACTACACAAATGAAGAAACTGTGCTGTCTTGGCTTAAACCAGAACTGCAAAAGTACGGACTTACAATCACGCCGGAGATTGAGTCACACACCATCACAGTAGACCTTGTTACTAAAAAGATAAAGGGTTCAATGGAAACTAAGTCAGAGTATTTGTATAGTGGTCAAGGGCATATGGTGGTTCGTGATTTTGACAGCAAAGAAGAAGTCAGAGTGCCGTGGTCATTTATTGGTGCAGGCGAAGATCCTGCTCAGGCTTACGGCTCAGCACTCACTTATTGCAATCGCTACTTTATGCTTAAGTATTTCCAGGTGCCAACAGGCAAGGACGATCCTGATTCATGGCGATCACAGCAAGAAGAAAAAGCCGATCCAGTATTAACAGCAACACAACGCAACAAGATCGGTGGTCTTGTCAAAACAGACGAAGATAAGACAAAGCTAAAACAAATCATAACCGACTTAGGATATCAAAAACTCGCAGAAGTAAAACAAACAGATTTCAACAAGCTGCTAAAACTTTATTCAACAGCTGATAATGAATTCCCACAAGAACTGCCGGAGGTGCTTAAATGAGAATCAATTCTAAATATCCAACAAAAGTCAAATTTGTTAAAAAAAGAACAACGCAAGGTGGAGCGCCTATTACTTCATTCTCGGTAGGCGAGAAAATCAAAGGAACTGACAACTACGTCAACTTCAATTGCACTGTATTTGAGGATTTGCCATTATCAGACGGTGATGAAGTAGTGTTTACCGATATTTCATCGGTAGAGCACCGCTCTTACCCTACCAGAACAGGCGGCACAGGCATAAGCTACGACATTATCTGCAAGGTAAAACTAACTGATTACAATCCAGACGCAAACGTCAACAACGAGCCAGACGATACAAGTCTGCCGTTCGATTTGTGAGGTATATTATGAAAACGTTTTTACTTATTACTTCAATTATCTCTTTTATAATAACAATTGCCAGTTTTGTATATTTATGGATCCTATATAAAGACTGGCTAATCGTTTCAACATTTGTTTGTTTTGCCAACACAATACACTTTACAAGTTTTTATCTAACAGAAAAGGAGAAATACAATGGTTAAAGTAGGCGATAAAATAAAGATTGTTAATGCAAAACTTTCAGGTGGACGATACAAAAATGGCGATGTTTTCACTGTTCTTTCAGTGAAAGAATATGGAATAGTTTTTGTCAAAGAGCATGACCAATGCATATGGGATTCAGAATACGAAGTTGTAGAAAGCGAGGACAAACCAATGGTTAAAGTAGGCGATAAGGTACGTTATAACGGCATAGGCGGTTCAAAAGGTGTGCTTAAAAAAGGTAATGTGTATGATGTAATTGCTCTGAGCACAACTATGAAAGATTGGGTTTACGTTAGGTCGGATAAAAAATCTGGTTATAACGGGATAAACGCAAGTGAGAAAATCGAACAACCATTCACTTATCTTGCAAAAAATGAATATGAGGTTGTTGAAGATAAAAGCCCTACATTGGTCGGCATACAATTTGAAAATCACAGATATATGGGTTATGAGTTATCTTCATTAAAAAGCATCCGGGAACCGGAAGACACTATTGAGTTTATTCCCAACATTCGAAAAAGCGACAAAGTAAAACTAATTGATAAGTTCTATGAGCATGAGGCGTTCAAGCGTCATAAGCGACACATAAGAAAGCAGATTGCAAGTCTTAAAGACACAGAGCTTGAAATCGGAGACATCAGAGCTTCAACAGGAAAAATAGACTATTCAATCCCCGTCGAACTACTCGAAAAAGTCGAGGAGTTGCCTAAGCCAGGCGATTTGTTTAAGGTGATAAACAAGGGAATCGGTTATCACCATTTTGAGACTGGTGAAGTTGTCGAATTTATTAAAGATGAAACTTTTATGGGTATGTATTTGTTGAGGGGATATTGCAAGTATCATGGTGGCGTTTACGACCAATTTGTCAGAATATCTGACATCGAGCCATACACCAAACACCGCTACACAGACGAACAAATAGCAGAAGCAGAGCAGATTATCGGCAAGATAGTTGCAGATTTTCCTAACGGCGTTTCGCTGAAGTTTAGAAAAGAAGGAATCAAAACTTATACTTATGTAGACGGAGTTAATTTTGATAGATTTGCTACGTGCTCCAAATCAGACGAATACAATCAAACAATAGGCAGAATGGTTGCGTTGTGTAAGCAAGTGCGCAGACCATTACCGGAATGGCTGTAACACAGTCTAAAACAGCGAGCAGGGCGCAAGTAGTATAACTTCATTACTTGCGCTTTGTCTTGCCTTAGAGAGGGCGTGAGAGCGTGAAAAAGCTAATCAACGGGAAACTAACAACACTACCCAAAGTACAACAGCTTCACAAATGCGAAATATGCAGACGAACGGCTGAATGCGTTATCCATCATGTGTATTTTGGCGGCAAGAACCGCAAGCAGTCAGAACGATATGGCATGTTGGCTTATTTATGTGTAACGTGCCACGACGATTTACACGCACACCGCACAGTGATAAACGGCAACGACTTTGACCAGCTGCTAAAAGCGCATTATCAACGCAAGTTTGAGCGTGTATGGAGCAGGTCAGAGTTTATCAAAGCGTATGGGAGAAACTATCGATGAATTTAACAAGTAAACGTGTCTGCTATACTCACTCAGTTTACGGCGGTCACTTGAAGATATTCGCAACACTAACAGAAGCGCAAGAAGCCGAATTGAACAAGCTTTACGATTATGCTAATACCGGCGGCGAAATAAGCATAGAAGTCAAAAAGAAAACAAGGAAACGCTCACTTGATGCTAATGCCTATATGTGGGTGTTGTTGCATAAAATGGCTGATGTGCTGAACACTACAAAGTTACTACGGCTCAAGCACCTACACTACCTCAGAAATGGCGAAGCTAATAGATGGCGTTGTGAGCGAGTGCAAAGAGTTAAACATTGAAACGCTAACACCTGACGAACTGGCAAGAATCAAATCTGAGTGGGGCATTTAGCTTCACTCTTTTTTTATTTGACACATCAATTTTAATATAGTACAATATAGACACATAAATTAGAAAGGCGGTGTAAATGTGAAAACAATAGCAGAGTTTTGTGAAATGTTTGGAATTACAAAAGCTACTTTCCATGCATGGGTAAACAAAGGACTGGTAAAAGTAGTGAGAATTGACAGAACAGTACGTATTACAGACGAAGAAATTGAAAGGTTAAAGAGAGGTGAATAACATGAGAGAATATAAATTCAAGGGCAAGCGTGTAGATAATGGCGAGTGGGCGTTTGGGTTTTATGTGTATATGGGGGTGAGCAGGCGAGGCACATCGCATTTGGAGTTTGCTCACATGATTTTAGATAGTTCAAGCAAAGACGCAGAGGGGTTAGTGCAGTATGAAGTCATTCCAGAAACGATAGGACAATTCACCGGCCTAAAAGACAGGAACGGCGTTGAGATTTATGAGGGCGATATTGTCAGGGAGCACGGGAACGACTACACGCCAATATATCAAAATGGAATTTATATGGCTTATAACGTGGATAAAAGAAACGATCCATATGTTTCAACTCAATTCAATGTTATATGGCGCAACGGTTGCGAAGTAATCGGCAACATACACGACAAGGAGTGATCTAATTGCGGTCATACAAATACCCTTGGCCAACAAAAGACATTCCAGACGACAAAGACTGGCAAGTCAAAAGAGCACTCTGGATAAGTGAATTACAAGACAGATTTGACGATAACTACTTTAGGTTTATTGATGAACTAAATAGAATAACAGCTATCAATCCAGATGTAACGCTTGCTTGGCTCGATGCCAGGTTTGATTGGCAGACTGGAACGTGGTCTTATCCTTATTTTGAAACAGGTCTGATAAACGGCCGTTGACACAAACACTATTATATTGTATACTAATATTGTCTTTAATTTCTGCCATTTGCACGTAGCTCCGATGCTTGCCACATTGGGGCTATAATTTTATCTTTTGGTTGACATTTGTTTACTTGCAATGTAAAATGTATAGTATAGGGAGGTGATTTCATGAAATTAACGGTACAAGAAGCAGCCGACTTTTTTAATGTGAGTAGAACGGCAGTCTACAATTGGCTAAAAGCAGGATTGCCATATGCAGAGGAAAAAGTAATAGGCGTTAAAAAGCGAAAGAAAATAGAAACAGAAGATGTTTACAAGTTTTTGCAAGTGACAAAAACAGATTAGCAGGAGGCACTATGGAAATTAAAGACGCATTTTGGTTCAAACATGATTCAAATGCAAAAGACGATCCTAAAATAACATTGCTTATCGATCAATTAGGAATTCAAGGATATGGCATATATTGGGTTTTAATTGAAACGCTAAGAGATCAACCTACTTATTCTTATCCTTTGAACTTAATTTCTTCTATTGCAAGAAAATATAACGCAGAAGCAGATGTAGTTAAAGCTGTCATTGACAATTATGGGTTGTTTGAAACAGATGATATTAGTTTTTATTCACCTAGTCTTATTAGGAGAATGGAAGCATACAATCAAATAAAAGAATCTAGAAGATTGGCAGGAATAGCGTCGGGAGAGTCACGCAGAAACAAAGCACAGACAAAAGATAAGCAAGAGTTGAACACATGTTCAACAAGTGATAAACATGAGTTGAACGAAGAGAAGAGAATAGAAGAGAATAGAGAAGAAAAGAAGATAGAAGATAGTAAGAGAGAAGATACAGATATACATAAACAAATAATATCTTCTTTGAATCAAATCTCAGGTAGAAACTTTAGATTAACAGAATCAACAAAGAAGTTTATCAATGGTAGACTTAAAGAGGGATTTACTTTAGCTGACTTTGAATCTGTTATTAAACACAAAGTTAAAGAGTGGAGTAATACTGAAATGGCTCAGTACATTAGACCTAAAACGTTATTTGGCACTAAGTTTGAATCTTATCTTGAATCTATCCCAAAGCCTAAACCAGTGGTAGAACCAAAAGACAAGCCAGCAACCGACGCAGACAGAGAACTAATAAGCAATATTTTAGCGAAAGTAGGTGATAAGGTTTGGAAAAACTGGGAATTAGGCAAGAATTAGAACTATACATTATTGGTGGTATTATACGAGATCAGAATTTTTCGTTTTACCTAAACGCTGATGATTTTTCAGATCCAGCTGCACGAAAGACATTTAACATTATCAAGGAACTAACAATAGACGATAAGAAGATAGACCATTCCATTGCGCTTGATTCCAGGTTATCCAGTACCGAACGGCTATACGTTGAATCGGCTATCGCTTTTTCAGAGGAAACCGGAATAGATGGACTGCCTGCGAAAATAGAAGCACTTGCTAAGTTTTCTGATTTATCATATGGCTTTGAATCTTTAGCAGACATACGAACGAAAATATCAAGCAAGAAAATAACAAATCAAAGCGAACTTGCAACAAGCCTTGAATCACTCATATCTAACCTTGTAACACGGCACAGAACGAACGTTGAGATATCAGCAGGACAATCCGCTGTATCTGCACTAGCAGAGATAGAGCGTATGAAAAAGCAAAAGCGCATACCATTTGGGATAACCGATGTTGACGAGTTTTTAGATGGTGGCGTAAAGCGTGGCAAATATATTGTAATCGGCGCACGAACAAACGCAGGTAAATCTATCATGTCGATGTATCCAGCTTGGGAAGCGTCAAAGCTTGGGTATAGAGTGCTCTGCTGCACGAATGAAATGACAGACACTGAAATGTCTATAAGGTTTCTAAGCAAGATAAGCGGCGTTAGAATGGGCGTTATAGAGGGCACATATGCGCCGTATGGTTGGGAAGTAGACGCATTAGATCAAGCCGTAGAAACGTTCAGCAGGTCAGGTATTGATTTCCTGCCACACTGCTACAATATTAACCAAATAGAAAAAGCATTAGAAATGCGAAAGATGCAAGGCATTGATACAGCTTTGGTAGTCCTTGATCACATTAACAGAATGCAAGACCACACAGGCAAGTCAAGAGATCGCAACACATTTATGACGCTTGTATCGAACAAAATCCAGTACTTAGGCAAGAAGTACGATTGTACGTTCGTGGTAATGGCGCAAATCAACAGGGCAGGCGGTTTTGCTGAACGTGTAGAGGCAGCTCACATTAAAGATTGCGGAGCGATAGAAGAAGATGCCGATATGGTTTTCCTGCTTTGGGGTGACAAAGACGATCCAGAACACAAACGCAGATTTTACCTTGAAAAGAACAGAGGCGGCAGGAAACATAAAGAGTGGGAACTTGCGTTTGACGGTGCTACGATGAGTTTGAAAACGATGCCGCCGATAGATGTATAGGAGATGCATATGAAATTCACGATTAAAGGACGTT